AAAAGATGAAATCCTCTCTACCGGAGATGCTGAGGAGCGAATGATTTTAATAACTGAAGTTCTTACTGATATTCAACTTGTCCCTGATGTTGGTGACTATTATACTTTCATATACAACGCTAAAACAAAAGGTTTAGAGTATGATCAACATCCACTCATAGCCTGTATTGATGTTCAGAGGTGGGGATTTAGAGGGATAAATTATCATTTAGGTAAAGTAAGAAATTATACATGGGAAGAGGTTCCAGGACAATTGCATTCTGTGAGAGCTAGTGAACTAAATGACTTGCGTGATATTGGTTATATGTTTTTAATGACTGTGCTATAAATAAGTAAAAAAGAACTGCAATTGTGGCGGAACCAGTAACACTAACAGGAGTACAAGCATCGATTGAAGTTGATGGTAAAGTAACTGCTCTTACAATAGAAACAACTTACACTCCAGAGAAAGATGATGCTGGAAATGTCACCAGAATCTCTAATGGATCTTTTGTTGTCAAAAATAGTGATGGAGATGAATTACTTGAATATAACGGATCGAGTAATACATTTTCTGCTGGTGCCAACGCATCAAGCGATTTAATACGACAAGTTTCTGATTATCAAACTGGAAAACAAAGTCCAGAGATTAGGCATCTTGTGTCGGTATCCGCTCAACAAATCGCTGATGATTCAAACATTAAAATTGGTGATGAACGCAATAAGTCTTTTTCAGTGAATAATAATTTAGCTGCAGATCAGTTCGCTGAAGATGCGGATTCAATCCTAGCGAGTGCTGCCACTAGCTCAGATATTAAGGCAAGAACTATTAGAAAAGATTATGGAGATTATGCTTATCCAGAGAATATAAGGACAAACAAACAAGATAGAATTAGATTTACTATGAGAGCTCATGAAGGAACTAATATTAGTTTTAGACTTCGTGGATTTGGATCAGGAGAAAATTTTAGCAGAAGAAGTACACCCAAGGGTAAAATTACAGGTAGTGTCACTCTTCCAATGCAACCTGGAATTACAGATGCAAATTCTGTTGATTGGAATCCAGGCCAATTGAATTCAATTCAGGCATTTGGTGCAGGTGCCTCACTAAGTCTAATGAATTCAGGAAATATTAGAAACCTTTTTACAAGGGGTGGACAAATACTTCAAGATGTTGCAGCACAAGTCACGGAAGATAATAGTATCAATAATGCACTTAAAGTTTATCTGGCACAACAAGCTGTGGGTGTACAAGGATTACTGTCCAGAACTACTGGAGCAGTATTGAACCCAAATATGGAGTTGCTTTTCAATGCACCTGCATTGAGGCCCTTTACTTTTAACTTTGTGCTATCACCAAGAAGTGATACGGAAGCAAAACAAGTAAAACAAATCATTCGTTTCTTCAAACAAGGAATGTCAGTTAAAACCACCAGCTCCATCTTTTTAAAAGCACCTAATATATTTGATATTAGATATCAAACATTCGATAAACAAGGCAATACAATTGAGGATCATCCATCTTTAAATAGAATAAAGACATGTGCATTAACAGGTTTTAATGTTGATTACACTCCGTCAGGATCATATATGACTTTTAATGATGATGCAAGAACGATGACTCAATATGTTGTTCAAATGAACTTTACTGAGTTAGATCCCATTTACGAGGATGATTATCATGATGGTGGAGACGGAATAACGGGTAGCAAAGGTTTTAGAGAAGATCTTAAAGGCGATCAACAAAAACTAGAAGAAATAGGTTTCTAAAATGGCAGGTTATTTTCGCAACGTACCCAACTTTGAATATGTCAGTAGAACTTCTGATAATAATATATCAGAATATGATACTGTCAAAAATCTTTTTAAGAGAGGAAAACTTAGAGATGATATTTTTGGTGACTTAACTTTCTTCACCAAGTATCAAATCGTTGGTGATGATCGTCCAGATAATGTTGCCTTTGAAGTTTATGATGATGAGAAATTGGATTGGTTAGTTCTGTTATCAAATAATATTATTAATGTTCAGACAGAATGGCCTCTCACCCAAACATCATTTGAAAATTACTTACTTAATAAGTATGGATCTGTATCAGGATATGAGTCAACACACCATTATGAAACTCTACAAGTGATTGACAGTCTTGGAAATACTATTGTTCCTGCTGGACTTACCGTCCCATCAAATTACTCTGTAGATTTTTACGATAGAGGAACTGGAAGCAATAGAGTAATTACAAATATCACTGAAGAGATTACTAATTACACTTACGAGTCAGAGATACAAGATAACAAGAGAAATATTTTCTTACTTAAGAGTGATTATTTAAGTCTCATCATCAATGACTTAGAAGAGATCATGCCATATAAACAGGGTTCCACCCAGTATGTGAGTGAAACCCTGAAAAGAGGAGATAATATTAGACTTTACAACTGATCACTCTTCAGCAAGACGCTGGAAGTAGGAGAGGGCATCATCTTCATCACTATCATTCTTAGTAGAGCTCAGATTGCTGAGTTCTTCTTTCAGATCAGTAGGGACTGGGTTGGACTCTTGACGGGAGTTGAAGTCGGGAGAGTATGATCCACGATCACTATCTTCATTTGAAGTTTCCTCATCATAGCGAGCAGGTGGATTCTTCTTGCCAAGAACCATGTTCAGACGGTTCTCCAGTTGCTCATAAGACTTAAACTGATCAGTAGCAGTCAGAGCAGTCAGTGAATACTGCTTCTTCCAAACTGCTTCCATGGCATCGTCATCATCCAGGAGAGGTGCGGGACGATCAAACTCAGAGGAGTCATAGTTCCAGTAACCTGCAACTTTCTTCAGTTTCAGTTTGAAGTTAGCACCCTGCCAGAAATCAAATGGATTGATAGCAGTCTCATCTTCAAACTCAGGTTGCATCGCTTCCATGATCTTATCAAAGATCTTCTTGCCAAACTTATACAGGAAGACTTGTCCTTCATTCTGAGGATTAGCCTTATCCTGCACAACGTAGATGTTGGCATAATAGGACAGTTTACGCTTCTGTTTGCGAACAGTTTCTTTGTCTGCTTCGTTACCACTGTTCCAGAGTTCACGATTGTACTCTGACAGAGGATCTTTCTGTCCAAGAGTAGTCAAAGAATTTTCAATGTACCAACCACCAGGGCCTTGGAATGCATGAGAATACATTTTTGCCCAAGGAAGTTCTTCTCCGTCAGGGGCAGGAAGGAAACGGATGACTGCAAAACCGTTACCAGTCTTATCCATTTCTGGTTTCCAGAGACGCTCATCAGCACCGCCAGAGGTATTGTTCATCTTCTCAACTTCTTTTACCAGTTTGGAGGTAAGAGAACCAAGAGAGGACTGCTTCTTAAGATTTGCAAAAGACATTTAGATTACCTTAAATTGTTTGGATTTGGCTTGTGTGTACTTCGTTATTCTAGATGAGTCAGGAGTCTTTGTCAATCTGATTCTTCATCACTTCAAGCATTTTTGACATGTTACTGAAGATAGTATTCATATCAGCATCGGGCGGGAGGCCCATCATGGTTGCGGATTCGACAATGCGATCCTTCATCATCTTTGCATCAGGATCATCAGATAAACTGAGTCTTGTATAAAGAACTCTTTGCTTATCAAGAAGTCTTTCTAACATACTGACATGAAATTTTTTCTCCTCCTTATTCATGGAGGGGAACTTGAAGACATTGCGATAAACATCCTCTTGAAGTTCACCGATCTCAGTCATTTCTGCACGAACTACTTCTGACTCAAAGAAACTCATTTAACTCCTACAACTTCTTTTAGAACTTTTTTGTAACGAAATACATCAATATTTAGGAAGGGAGAATATTTTTTCATTCTCATACTTACAGTTTGCCACACTGGATCTTGAAGTTTCTCATCAAACTCTTGTCTAAATGCAAGAATCTTATCCAAGATCACCATTGTTTCAATAGAAATATTTTCTCTCAAATACTCTTTCAAAATTTGCGGATGACTTGAGCCATTCATGGAGAACATGGAATCAAAGTTACCATCTGAAAAGATCTCATTTGTCTCCTCTTTAAAAAGATATGAAAGAGACTGTGTTCTTTTCTTCCAGTTAGTATATCTACCATCTCCCTCACGAATCATTTCACCAATCCAAAGTTTACCTGGATCAGTGCAAGTGATAAAGTTAGATACAAAGAATTCTATCACTTCTTGATCTGATTTGTTTCTTGCAAGTTTTTCAAACCAGAATCTATCCTTTCTTTTATAGAAAGATTGAACAGTTGCACGACTCTTTCCACAATACTTGTGATAGTCATACTTTTCTTTCGTGAAATGATTTTTCAAAGAAAGATATTGCTTGTAGGCATCAAAAGGCATCATCAAAAAAGTAATATAGGGATTTTTGGCCGGAAAAATTTTTCTCCCCTAAATGGAATTAAAGGGGCAATTTGGCACGAGAACTTCTCTTCAGAAAATTAAGCTCTATTGCTTCAGCTTTCAATTTATCTTTGAGAGGTTTTGAAATAAGTTTAGGAACAGACTCCACATCAATGCTATTCTTCTCACAGAAATGAATGATTGCGTCAATATAACTCATACCACTATTATTATGAACAAGAGCTTCGATTTCTTGGGCGAACTTTGATGGACAGAAAAATTTATTTTCTAACATCTTTTCTAGTTCATTGTTCATTTTCTGTCCTAGTATTGTGATGTACAAATTCTTTAATGTATCTAACTAATAATTTAATATACTCCCCTTTATTGCGTTTGTCAAATACTTCGACTTCACCACCAGGTGTAACCATGATTGTGATAAGTTTTTTGACGGGGATACCAGTTAGTTCATAGTAGGCAGATGCATAGAACATTTCTTGAACGAAATAATTCTCTAACCATGCTTCTGGTTTAATCTTATCAGATGTTTTAAAATCAATGACTGCGAGTTCGCCTTCGTACTCTCCGATACAGTCAACTCTACCAGCTAACCCAAGGTACTCGGAGTACAGAGTCCTTTCTATAGCGTGTATATTATTTATCTTGTCTAGATATGGTCGTGCATGAGCAAACATAAACTTGGTGAGTGGTTTAAAATCATCCCAGTTTATTTCTTTATTCAACATATAGAGCTCAGTTGCTGAGTGGAAATCTGTTCCACGGGCAGTCGCTCTCTTTGTAATACGATTTGCTTCTTCAATGCCAACTCGCTTACGCCACTTGACAAAGATCTGACGATTGTAGAAAGAAGTTACAGATGTAATAGAAGGCACCCAGTCTCCATTTGGAAGATTGTAGAGACGAATGCCATTTGTTTCTTTCTTGTTTAGTTCAAGATCACCGAGATAATTATGATGAGTAAAGTTCATGATACCAATTGATTGTTTTTTGAAGTCCTTGTTCTAAATTATTGCTTGGTTTCCATCCCAATTCATTTCTTATTTTAGCATTGTCAATAGAATATCTCAAATCATGTCCAGGACGATCAGTGACATACTCAATTAAACTTTCATCTGATTCCATTATCTCCAAAATTTTTTTGACAAGATCGATGTTTGTTGTTTCACACTCTCCGCCAATGTTATACTTCTCACCAACTTTTCCGTGGAGAAAAACTTGATAGATTGCCTCACAATGATCTTCAACATATATCCAGTCACGAATATTTTCTCCCTTTCCATAGACTGGAATTTTCTTGTCACTAAGAATGTTTTTAATAATCTTAGGTATCATCTTCTCACTATGCTGTCTAGGCCCATAGTTGTTAGAGCAGTTTGTAATTTTGACAGGAACTCCATATGTGTTATGAAACGCCTGAACAAAATGATCACTTGATGCTTTAGATGCAGAATATGGATTCTTTGGATCGTATGGAGTTTGCTCAGTAAATGGTGAATCATGAAGATCTAAAGATCCATAAACCTCATCTGTAGAGATGTGATGAAACATCTCTACTTCTGATTTTACAGAGCAGTTTAGAAGATTAATGGTTGCAATTATATTTGACTCAACAAAAGGCATGACATCTTTTATTGAGTTGTCAACATGACTTTCAGCAGCAAAGTGAAATACTTTTGACGGTTTGTACTTTTCAAAAAGATATTCTACTTGACTATTTTTTTCAAGATCAACAAGTTCTATAGACAATTCAAGCGGATCCAGGTTTGCTGGATCCGCTGCATAAGTTATTTTATCTAGAATTATAATCTCTTCGTCTGTTTGCTTTGACAAATAATGAGAAAAGTTGCTTCCAATGAAGCCACATCCACCAGTAACAAAAATCATAAATTCATTTCCATCTTGGCAAGAATGTATTCTTTGACGAGTCCAGAACGAACAATGTCTTCAGGGCCAAATTCTACAATATTGAATGATGGCATGATACGAAGAACTCTCATAAAATCTGCGATGCCATTCCTTTCATTCTGCTTGACTAAATCAGTCTGAGTAGCATCACCACAGAAAAGGATCTTAGAATTCTCACCAACGCGAGTGATGATTGAATCTAATTCATGGAAGTTAAGATTCTGAAACTCATCCACGAT